CCCCGTTCACCTAGGGCCTTCCGATTCAACTTCACTCCTTGTCCCAATAACGATCCTGCGAAAGCACTGGGTAGGTTATACCAATTAACCTCCCCTTTGCTTCCTCCGGAAGGGGCCGCCCAGTAGGAGAGAGGGAAAAATACTTTTTCCTTCCCTCCTACGTACGGCACCTCGCAAAACAATCCTCTCTTGGGATGGAGATAACTCTTCTTCTTAGAGATTTCCCCCCCGAGAGAGGCCATTGCATCGTCATACTTAGAACGGTCAGTCGGCGTCATGTTCGGAACTAGCGCATCGTCCCCTGTACTAATGCCCTTGGTCTTACCAACCTTGGCCATAGCATAGAAGGTAACGAGCGGTAGAACCGCCCATGAGGTCGGCTCACCCATCATAGCTCCCCTCGTTGTGACACGGTTGACATACTCACTGCCACCTTTACAGGCGGCATACAAGTATGCTTCGTATCGCAAACGGAAGCGTTCTAAGTCTTCCATCGTAAGTGCTCGACTTTTATCAGTCGAGAACTTCCCAGGCTGTTGCTGGATCGAACATGGTTTCGGTCCAAAAACAAACCCTTCCAACGATGGGGGAACCCTCGCCAACTTGATACCGTTCGCCGAAATGTTAACCATTTCTTCGTACGAGTCTTGATAGGGGCGGTCGTTTGGGTCAGATGACCATTCTGGGAACCAAAGATCGAACACTAAAATTTCGTCTGCGGTTACCTCGATGGTCCTTTCCTCAGTTAACACCACCCCCGGTAGACATCGTTCGTACATCGGGATAGGCCTTCCCTCGCGCAATATTACGCTAGGGAGGAACTTCTCCTGACGGACGGACAGTATCGGAGGCGAGGGCACATTCTGCTCATGAAGACTGTTCGGTAAAAACAGTAGCCGAGGCCCGAAGAAGAGAGGCATAAACCTCTCCCACCTCCGGAGCTCGGGTACGTAATCCAGAACCTCTTCATAGAGTCCAGCCTGTGCCCAAAAGCCGTGGCAGTCAGTCGCAAAACTTAAGTCTTGCGAATACCACTGGCCCTTTTCTCCCTTTAAATCGACTGTCTTATGACCGCCGAGAGATCGGGATGAGCGTGGATCATTCAAGAGGAAGTGATCCGCTGCTTTCCTAAAAGCTTGTTGCACAAGGTTAGCAGCAGTCAGACCCAATGTCGGCACACGTACCTTAAGCCCCTTTTCTGGGGCGGCTAAAGGCACTGCCGGCAAGAGTCCGCCTTGCTCAAGAATGAAATCCAAGATGGTTTCACATCCATCCATAAGGAGGATGTTCATCACCTTGGACTGACGAATATCGCCGAGGAACATGGCATCGAACATACCGCTCGATTGTACCTGTGCCCCGACAGAAATCGTCTCCATGAGATAGGGAAGGAGCGTACCTTTGGACAATTGGGTTGCCAACTGGAAAACCCAAATGTCACGGTAGGCCCCGGAATGGCCCCATCTCTCACCACTATAACCAAGCGCAGCAGACACGCTTGGCTCAGCGGTAAGAGAGATTGGTTCCTTCCCCCTATTCTCCTTCAACCATCGGCGAATGAACAACCTCCAATCAGGAGGCTCAGGGACCGATGGCTGACAAAGCCTGTCAGCCAGATCTAAAATAAGAGCTGACTTCTCAGGCTTCGTCAATAACGGCGAAGGAAGAGAGCGCGCCAGATAAGAAAACTGAAGCGCCTCCACAGCCGTCATCCAATTCGCCAAGGGATGCCGAGGCTGGGGCCCACCAAAATAGTACGCCCTGCACTCGGTAGCTAAATCCTTAACAAACTTAGCAGTCTCCCATGGTCGGCGCCAAACATCGTCCTTAAGACGATTTAGGCCCGAGACGGCGATCGAAGGCAATGAACGCCTTGTTTTCAATATCTCATGATAACAAAGCGCCACGCCGTCGACCACCGTCCGCATACAATCTAACCTCGCTACATTGTTCCGATAGCGAATAGAAACATTGTAGGGGATGACAGCCTCTTTTGAAC